GGTGATGCCTCCGAGAATCGAGGAAGCCGCCGCCCCGATGATCTCGAACGCCATCAGACGAGCTTCCCGAAGATGTTCTCCTCGTGCGCGTAGCCGGCACGCAGGAGGAGCGGCCCGAAGTCGTGCGCCGTCTTCACGTGGTAGGTGAAGCGCCGCGCGCCCCGCGCGGTGGCGAGGTACGCCTCGGCGAACTTGACCAGCCTCGCCGCCGTGAGCCCATGGCGGAACGCCGGGTCGAGATAGATCACGTCGTTGGCCGCGACGAGGGTCGTGCGGTAGTGCAGGTGCGGGATCACGAGGTAGCCCGCATAGCCCGCGAGCTTTCCGTGCGAGCCATCCTCCATGCGCACCCGCACGGTGAAGGCTTCCAGCACGCCGGCGTGCTCGAGCTGGATGAACTTGTCGTAGTCCGGGTCGAGCGGAACCTCGTCCTGGTAGAGCCCCACCTCCCGCCAGTGCGCCTCGAAAAGCACCGGCGCCTCGTGGCGCCAGCGGGAGAATGGCTCGTGGGCGATGACGAGGCTCATCCCCAATTCCCCGAGCTCGTCCAGTCGTAGGGAACCTCGTTGATCACCGCCGGCGGGACGTTCGCGGCGGCGCCGCTCGCCCGGCCCCACACGATCTGTTTCGCCACCTGGGATGCGTACTCGAAGAAGCGGTCGCCCGGGTAGATGCTCTGCTGTTCGGTGTCGTTGGTGTGCCGCCCCGGCCGGCGCTCGAAGTCGACCCAGTGGGAGGTCGCACCGAGCTTCACCGTGCAGGTGCCCGCTGACGGGTCTTCGTCGATGGTGGGCGCGTCCATGCGCCCGTCGAGCAGCGGCACCGGGTCGATCACCAGCGCGTCGGTGCCCGGCGCGAGGAACGCCTTCCAGACCACGATGCGGCGGTCGACGTACTGCTTCTGGAGCACGATCGCGACGAACGACTGCTCGACGCCCGAGAGCGAGATCTCCGCCTGCGTGACGCGGAGCTCGACCGATTCGGTGATGCCCGAGAATTCGAGAAGATGCCCGGCCGCGGTGAACGTGTCGCCGTTCCAGACGACGTTCCGGTAGGCGTCGGTGTAGCGGATCGTGATGTCGTCGAAATAGCACGCCACCAGGTGCACTGGCTGGTTGGCGCTCGCGCGCGACTGCGCGAGCGCGGCGGCGCTCATCCCTCGGGCGGTCATGGGACCTCGATGAACTTGGCCGCCAGCTGATACATCCGGCCCAAACCGACGGACGTTTCGATGACGTCCTCTGCGAGCGCGACCGTGAATGGCACCGACGACGAGACGATGGAGTCGTTATCTGGCGGCGAGACCACGAGCGCAGGCTCGATCGCCAGCGTGAGGTTTCCAGAGCCATCGGCCGAAGCATCTGCCGTGACCGCGTAGACCTTGGCGTGACCGTTGAACTTGACCCAGTCGCCCGCCTTGACCGTGGCGCCCGCCGTGAATCCGTCGCAAAGCACCGAGCGTCCGGTCTGCGATGCGCCTTTGACGAGCGGCGTGCCGGCCCAAGTTCCGCGCGGGGCGAGCTCGTGGCCGAGCCGATAGGTGAAGGTTTCGTATCCGCCCCGCTGGGCGGTGAGGAACGCGGCGATCGGCGCCATCGCGTCGCGGCGCATGGCCGCCCACTGCAAATCGAAGGCCCAACGTTGCCCGCCGCGCGTGCGCACCTGCCGCTTGAGCGAATGCGAGGTCGACAACAGGATCGGCGAGAGCGAGCGCACGACAACGGAGCGCGGCCCCGGGCTGGTGGGAAGTGTTCCGCTCATCAGATCGGCCCTCTGCGGCCGCGCGCGTTCGCGGCCTTGCTCACCGCAGCGGCGATGGTCTCGGCGCGCGCGGCAAGCATCTGGTCTAGGCTCCGCGCGTCGATCGCGCTCGCGGTGATGTTCACGACCACCGGCGTGCCCCCGCCCGAGGCGGCCACGCCGAGCTTCCCGTCTGCTCCACGCATGAGCGGCATGATCGCCTCCGGCCCCGCCTCGCCCATGAGCCCGATGCCCCCCGCGAACGGGAACACCGTCGGGCGCGCCACGACCCCGCCAGAAGCGAAGGGCACCACGCCGGCCGGCGAGAACACGTTGCCGTCCTCGGACCCGAAAATGCCCTTGAAGATGCTGCCGATCGCCCCGGATACCGCGCTCGCCGCCTTGTTGATGACCGGCATCGCCGTCTGCTTGAAGATGAGCTGCGCGAAGTCCTTCGCAAGCCCGCGGAGCACGTCGGAGAACTTCTTGCCCTCGACGATCGCATCCGAGAATGCCGAGGTGAACATGAGGCCCATGTCCCGCGCCGCCTGGTCGGCTTCCTTCGCCTCGGCGGCGATCTTCTTGAGGCGCGCGTCGTTCTCCGCCTGCCCCGCTGCGACGCGCTGGTCCTCGAGCGCCTGCACGTAGGCGTAATAGCTCTCGGCGCCCTTCTTCTCGAGATCCTCGATCTCTTTGAATGCCCTCTCGTTGAAGTCGGCGATCGCCTCGTTCACCCGGTCGGCCTCGGCGAACACCGCGTCGGCATACTCGACCCACGAGCGAATACCCTCTTCGGCGAGGCGCTTCTCGCGGGCGAGATATTCGGCGGCGCCTTTCTTCTGCAGGTCTTCCAGCTCCTTTTGCCGCTTCTTGTCGGCCTCGGCCTTCGCATCGGCCGCGGCCCGTTCTGCTGCAGCTTCCCGCGCGGCGCCGCCCATGCGAGCGGCTTCGGCGGCCGAGGGCTGGATGGTGCCCGTCGCGACATTGGTGCCCTGCGCCGCGGTTGCTCCGGCGACTGCCAGTTTCCCAGCCGCGCCGACAATGCCGAATGGCCCAGGCATCTTCGCGAGCTTGTCCAGGAAGTCGGAGAGCTCCGTCTTCGTCCCTTTCAGCTCGTCCCGCAGGTTCTTCAGCAGGTCGGCCGTCCGAGAGAGCCCGGTGTTCAGCGTGCCGCCGATCACCCCGTCGGTGCGTGCGAGCTCTTCCAGGAACTCGCCCCACGACTTCGACAAATCCTTGGTGGACTTGTTGAGGCCGGAATTCATCTTCTCGGCGACGCCGCCGATGCGGCTCTCGACGATGGCGAGCTTCGCCGCCTGCGCGCCGGCGACGTCGCCGACGTCCTGCAGCGCCTTGATCGCGTTCTCTTCGGTCTTCGTGAGCTTGCCGAACTGCCGCTCCAGGCGACCGATCCCGCCCTCCTGGTTCGAGAGAGCGGCACCGATCTGCTGCGCGGCAGTGGGCAGATCTGTCCCGGTGAAAGCGGCGTAGTCCGCGGCTGCCTTGAGCGCGCGCTCGAAGTTCGACCCGGCGATCTCGCCGAACTTCAGGAGCTGCGCCTGGGCGTTGCGGATCGACTCGTCGTCGAACTCGGTGAGGCCGACGAGCTCGTCGTTCAGCTCGTCGAGCTGCTTTTTCGTGAGGCCGGCGGCGTATCCGGTGGCTTGCAGGGTCGCGACCAGGCGCGCCTGCGACTTCTCGGCCTCGATCCCGGCGTTCGCGATCTCGCGCAGGCCGAAACCGCCGGCCAGCACGGCGAAAGCGGTGCTCGCCACGGTGCGCAGGCGCCCGAAGCCAACCTCGAGCTCGCTCATGCTCCGCTTGAAGCTGTCGAACCCGGCGCGCGACTGGTCGTCGACGCGGATCGCAACTCGGGCTTCGTTTTGCGCGGCCATTTAGTTGAGCCTCATGCTGGATTCGATCGCGCGGGCGATGCCGGGCAACTGCGCGAGGGCGGTGGCGCGGATGCGGGTGCGCTTCCTCACCTGCACGCTCGGCACCAGCACCGCGATTGGGACTTCCTTGATCCGCCCCGCGCCGCCAAAGCGCTTGCGGGCTGCGGTGGTGAACCGGCGCGTGGCGCTGCGGGTGTCGCGGATATTCTCGGCGAATACCAGCACCTTGCCGCCCACCTTGACGAAAAAGGCGTTGCCGGAGTCGATGAGATCGCGCATCACCCGAGCGAACGATTTACGGCCGATCCGGATTAGCGGAATCAAGAGCCCCTTGCCCTTCTTCGGCATGATGGTTCCGCCAGTCTCAAATATCTTGACCCATGGGGCCTTCAATGCCCCGGCGAGCATCATCGGCGGGATGTCCCTCCGCGAATCAAATAGCTTCGCCCCGAAGGCATTTATAAACCGGTCGCTCTTTAGCGCGAATGCCCTAATCGCCTCGTTCTGCATTGCGTCCTTCACGACGGGTACCGATTTCTTCATTCCGGCACGAACACCTGCGTCAATCTGGCGCTGTTTCTCCGCAGTCCAGGCGATGAGTTGGCTCTTCTCCAGCAAGCCTTCCCCCGTCAGCGACAGTTTCATCCGCGCATCTCCCGCGAGTGATGCTCGGCGACTTCGGCCCGGATCACCAGGAGGCGCTCAATGAGCGCCTCCGGGTCGTCGACATCGAAGAGCCCCACCGCGAGTGGCAGGCGGTCAGGCTCCCAGCCGCCGATGAAGCTGTAGACCTCGAGCGCGAGCTCGCCGCCGGCGTCCAGAGCCGGGCGCATGCGCTCGGCTTCCTCGATCGGCATCCGGAACATGCTGGCCATGGTTTGCGCGCCGCCGCTCAGGTCCCAGGCGACGCGCTCGGCGAGTTTTTTCGTGCCTCCTCCAGCGCGTCCCGCCGCGAGAGGAACTTGTCGAAGAGCGGCCCGGCGAGCTCCGCGGCGAGGGCCTGGTCTTCCGCCATCAGCGCCCGGGCCGCGAGTGGGCTCCATGGGAGGAAATCGCCCTCGTCCGCATCGGGCACGAGCCAGCGCGCCGGCACCTGGTCCCATCCCACCAGGTGCTCCGGCAGCAGCTCGCGTGCGAAGTTCTCGATGTCGAGCGACTCGCCGCGCGATTCCAGACGCTTGAACACCTGGCGCGCGGCCGCCTGCGTCGGAATGCGCAGCCGGTAGCGGCGCCCGCCGACCCAGTGGTCGAACTCGCGGGCGCCGTCGTATCGCAGCTTCAGCTCGGCGGTGTCCATCAGCTCGAGTAGGTGATCGAGTCAGGCGCCGCCGAGAGGGTGATCGCAGCCACCAGCAAGCCGTCGACGACCTGCGGCTCGTCCGAGAAGCCCCAGTAGGCGTTGCCGTAGATCTTGGCGCCGCTTGCGAGCGTGATGCGGTACGGATACAGCGTGCCCGCGCGGGCTGCGGCCTTCACCACGCTGAACCAGGCGAGGCTCGGATCCCAGAACGGGTTGAACGTGAGCTGCACGCCTTGGGCGAGGATCGGCACCTGCTGCGTGCGCACGTCGTCCAGCGTCGTCGAGTCGGCGAACTGGAAGCCGCCGCCGCCCGACTGGACGTCGCGCTTGAGCTGAGAGACGGTCGTCCAGGCGGTGATCTCGCGGATCGTTCCCGTACCGGAGCCGGCCGGGTAGTCCGTGGTGCTCGCGGTGTTGACGCCTTCGAGCGTCACGTCGTTCGTCGCGACGGTCTTGGCCCGCACGACCATTTTGTCGAGCCGCTTCCAGCCGCTCGTCACTTCGAAAACGTCGCCCTGCACGATGGCGTGGCCCGATCCCAGCGTCGCCACCGCTTCCGCAGCGTTGGTGATGGCCGACATGGTGACGTTGGTGCCGATCGTGCTGGCGATGGCGAGCTGCAGCCCTTGTGCCTTGATGATGGACATGAGATGACTCCTTTCTGACGTTCAGGTCTGGATGAGCGCGTCGGGAGCATCCGCCGCGGTGTAAAGCTCGGCCGTGAAGCGCATCTGCACGGCGCCGGACTCGGCTTCGGTCTCGGCGTCGAGCTCGATCTCGCAGCCGGTGTAGGTGAGCCGGACGCTCTTGCTGGCGACGGTGATCGCCGCCGCTAGCGCGGTCTCGACTTCCTTGCCGATCTGGTCGAGCGTGTCGTCGAGGTTGGCTGCGGCCTTGGCGATCCCGTCCACGCGCACCTCGATCTCGCGGCGCTGGCCTTCCGGAGCGTCGAGCGTCTCCGGGGTCACGGTCTCGCCGTTGGTGTAGACGAGCAGGCACGGCAGCTCCGATGCCTGCACCGGCCAGGCGCGGCTCTGGAAGACGCGCGAGCCGGTCGTGGCAAGGCCCGTCACCGCCGTCGCGACGGCCTCCCGGAGCTGGCGGCGGACGTGGTTGGCCACGGCTAGGGTGCCTGCAGAATCAGCCGCACGACGCCCGAGCCGTCAGGCTCCACGCCGCGGATGGTGTAGCTCGTGCCAAGCACGGCGAGCGTCTGCCCGTGGGCCACACCGGGGAAGTCCGCCTCGACCCCGATGAACGTGGTCCGCGCGGACTCGAAACCGGGGATGGATAGAGCGGCGCGCGCATAGGGCGAGTCGAACAGGCCGACCACCGACGCGGTGCTCGTCCCGTTGACCCATTGTCCGACCGTCGCGAAGTCGTTCACGTCGAAGAAGCCCGCGAGGTCTTCGGTCATCGGCATCACGCGGCCTTCCGCAGCTTCGGCTTCGGCACGACCATCACGTAGCCCTGGTCCGAGTAGTCGACGACGACCCCGTGCGTGGCGCCGAACGCCGCACGGACGAAGTCGAGCGAGCGCACGCACCCGGCGAGCGGCGGCCAGTCGGCCGGGAGATCGCCTGCGCCGTAGGGGCCGGGCTGATAGATCCGCGCGTCGTCGATGAGGACGAGATCGCGCGCGGCCGGCCGCGCCGCGGCGATGAGCGCCACCTCGCGCTCGAGCGGCAGGCGACGCTCCAGGTCGGGCTCGGCCGCATAGTCCGCGCCCGTGTGCGCGCCGGGGAAGTGCGCATCGAGCCAGAAGAGCGTCGGCCCCTCCGGCAGCGCCTCGAGGATCTTCGGCAGCTCGGTGGCCGAGTCGCCCTCCCAGATCGTCACCCCAGCACGGCCGGCGAACCGCTGGCGCGCGCGTTCGGCGACCGCCGGGATGATCTCGACCGAATGGATGGTGCTGAACCCGGCCGCGAGCGCCGCGGCGACCCCGTCGCCTTGCGCGGTGCCGGTTTCCACGAGCGCCTTGAGCCCGTGCAGTTGCGCGAGCGCGGCGAGGTTAAAGTGCGCGAGGGTGCCCATTACGCAGCCTCCCGGATCTCGCCGCGGATCCACTGAATCGCATACTTCGCGACGTCCTCGGCGGTGAGCGCCGACTGGCATGCGGAGCAGCGCGTCTCCTGCACCGGGTTGCAAAACGCCCAGTTGGAGTGGATGCGATGGCAGGGATAGCAGCCGAGCCCCTCCGGCATCAGCGCGATCGTGCGGTCCCAGTCGCGGGTGAGATTCTTCGCCGTGGAGTGGGAGAGGAGCACGATCTTGAGCGGCCGCTCGTTCGCGACCGAATTGACGATCGCGCTCTCCGTCCCGACCACCACATCGCAAAGCGCCGCCAGGGCGAAGCACTTGCGGATGTCCCACTCCTTGCCGATCACCTCCCAGCCGGGCGGCGCTTCATAGCTATTCGCGCGCAGATCTCCGACCAGCACGCCGCCGACGCCGGCCTCGCTCGCGAGATCCATGAAGCGCTGTGCGTGCGGCCAGAACTTCGGCAGGCTCGACCCACCCGGGTTGAGCATCACCAGCGGGCCGCGGCGCTTTTCGCGTTCGGCCTTCGCCCAGGCGAGCTCGTCCGCGCCTGGGGTGAACTTGATGCGCACCTTCGCGGCGTCGAACGGCACGCCCGCCCACTCGTGCACGCGCTCGACGTAGTTGGCGTCGAAGAGACGGCGCCGCTGCTCGTCCGGAAGGTAGAAATTCGGATCGGCGTCGAAGGGCAGGATGTGCCGCTCGACACTGCCGACCAGGTTGACAAAGCGCTCGTGACGCTTCTCGCAGTGCAGCCAGTAGCGCGCCTGCAGCTCTGCCGTCACCGAGGGAGGAACGTGCGGCGGCTCGCCGAAAATGCCCTTCGCCTGGACGGAAAGCCGGTCGATGTTGGGATCGTGCCGCAGGCTCGCCTCGCCCTGCGGCTGGGTGTAGACCGTCACGTGCCAACCCTGCGCCTTGAGCGCCTCGAGCACCGGAGTAATCCAGAGCGCGTCGCCGTAGGCGCCGAGCCGCACGATGCCCATGGTGCGCTTCGGCTCCAGTTTCACCCGGCGCGTGTTGCCCGTGTCGCCTCGATGCTTCTTGCGGTAGATCTGCAGGAAGGAGTATTCGAGCCCGTCGCTCCTCACGTCGTCGCGCTCGAGATCCCAGAACGTTTTCGAACGCCGCGACACCGACTCCATCGCCTCGGCGATGTCGGCGTTGCGGAAGTCGTGCTTGTGGTCCGGGTTCGCGCCCGGCATGCCGATGTTCGGATACCAGTCCGCGTGCGGCAGGTAGAGGATGAGCCGCCCGCCCGGGCGCAGCACGCGCCACCACTCGGCGAGTGCCGCCTCGTGGTCTTCGATGTGCTCGAGGAGGTGCGACGAGAACACCACGTCGACCGACCCGTCGGCGAAAAGATCAAGCCGCGAGCAGTCTGCCTCGAGGTCGGGGTTCGCCTTCACCCCGAAGAGCCCCAGATCCTTGTCGCTGTCGATGCCGATCACGCTCTTGGACGGGAAGATCTTCTGCGGCCCGCAGCCGAGATCGAGACATCGCCCGTGGAATAGGTCGACCAGGTCGAATTTGACCTTGTCCGCTTCGCCGCCTTGCGGCCCATCTGCGCGCCATACCATGCTGATACCCTTCAGCCCCGTTTGGAGCCCATGGCAGGGCGACGGGTGAGCGCCTTTTCGGTAGCGAACCTAGCCATGAGCATTCGGTGTGAGTCGCAGATCCGCCTGCGGCGCCGCATCGGGCGCCGGGGCGAAATCCACCTTGTGAAAACCGCGGAGCTCGGAGAACTCCACGTCGGGGAGCACCAATCGCTCCCCCGGCATGACTAGCTGCGCGCCCCGGTAGAAGCCCACGAGCGCAACTGCCCTCGTGTGCCCCGCCGGGACGCTCTCCGGCGCCGAAACCACCGGCGCCGGCGATTGCTTTGCAGCTCGGCTCATCAGCCGGTGATGCCGGTGCCGATCGCGAACGCCGCGCCGTAGCGAACCAGCACGTCGCACGAATACATCGCGCGCACGCCGACGATGCCGGCCTGGAAGTTCGCGTACGGGTTGACCTCGATCTCGACCGTGCCCCACTCGCCGACGACCACTTGGGAGAAGTCGCCACCGAGGACGGTGCCGGAGGTGATCTGCAGGCTCGACATCGCACGGCGGCCGACCATCTGGCCGTCGAGCAGCGCGCCTTCCCAGATCGGCGTGTCGCTGTTCGTAAAGCGGCTCTTGCCCATCAGCAGCCCGGCGATGGCCGGATGGCAGACGTAGGAGAAGTTCTCGAACAGCGCGTTCGACGCGGCGACGGTCGACTGGAAGCGAATCATGTCCGCATAGGCGACCGCCGTGCCCGAGGTCGGGTTTGCCGTCCCGAGGCCCGTGGTGTAGCGAATGCCGAGCGGCTGGGTCGAGGTGGTCGAGGTGCCGGCGAGCGCCGCGGTGTCCAGGCCGAGCGCGATTTGCGCGGCGAGGTCCTGCTGGATGAAGTTCTCGACGTCGACCGACGACTGCAGCATGAGCTGCCGGCTGTACTGCTGATAGCCGCCGACGGTCTTCGGCGCGAGCGTCTTCTGGCCGACGGTGGCGTTCGACTCCGTCGCCGTGCCCGACTCGCCGAGCCAGCCCACGCTGCCCGCCGCCGCTTGCGTCGGGATGGTGACCGAGCCCTGCAGGCCGGAGAGCGTGCGGGCGCCCAGGCGCATGACGACCGAGCGGTTGCGCAGGAGGTCGATGAACTGCGCCGGCTGGATGTCGGTGCCGACGAGGTAGCCGCCCGAGCTCGAGGTGCCGACGATCATCTCGCGCGAGAGGAGGTCGGCCGGCATGATGAACGAGTGCTCGTTCAGCATCTTGCCGTGGCGCTGCGCGGTGGCGCGCGAGACTTCGGCCTCGAAGCCCGCCTTCGACCAGTCGCGGTTCATCACCGCATTGATCGCGCGCACGATCGAGAAGCGGCGCACTTCCTGCGTCGACATGCCCAGGACCGCCGGGGTGCTCTTGGAGCGCTCCTCGCGGATCTTGAGGATGTCGTTCGCGATGTCATCCCAGCTCTTGCCGGAACGGATCCAGTGCATCACCGTCCGCTCGTCGCGGATCTCGTTCGACTCGGCGAGCTTGCGGATCGTCTCAGAGCGCTGCCGTTCGGCGGCCGCCGGCTCGTAGCCGTCGTCCGTCACTTGAATGTCCGCGCTTTTGCCCGCGGCGGCCGTAGTGCTGGTGTCCATGCTGGACTCCTCTCTAGAAGCGGCGACTGCCGCGGGTTGTTTGCCTTGCTCCTCGGATGCCCGGAGCATCCGCACTTCGAATTGATCTCCGCCCAGGTCGCGGCCGAGGCCGACCGACGGATCGGCCGGGACGGGCACTACGCTCACCTCGAACGGCTCCCAGTCGCGGGCGGTGAAGACGTTCTTTTTCGCGTCCTCCTCCATCGCGTTGCCGACCGACACGTTGCGCAGTCCGCCGCGCAGCATGGTTTCGACTTCCGCGGCGCGCTGCGTGGTGAAGAGGTGCGCATCGACGATGAGGCGGCCGCCGGCGACGCGCGCGTTGTCGACCATGCCGATCGGGTCGTCCCAGTTGTGGTTGAAGAGAAGCGGCATCGCGCCGCGCTTGGCGCGATCGAGACGGATGGCGCCCTCCTCGTGCGAGAGCACCTCCGCGCCGAAGAAGCGCTCGATGGGCGCTTCGCTCGATGCCGGGAAGGTGAGCCGCGTCCCGTTCGCCTCGGCGCGGATCTCGATCTCGGTGGCGTCGAGATCGCGGCGGAGCGCCGGGAGCTTCATGCTGTCGGTCATGGGTTACCTCTTCATCTTCAAGATGCGGGCCGCGCTCTCTGCCGCAGCGCCTGGTTCGGTTTCTGTTTCGCCTTCGCTTTCGGCTTCCGCGTCATCCTCTTCCTGCTCCGCTTCGGCGATGGCTTCCGTCCCGGCCGCGAAGACCTCCGGGTCGGTGTCGAACACCAGCCCCTTTTCCTCGGCCATCTCGAGCTCGCGCTGGCGCTCGAGGAGCATGTCTTCGATGTCCAGGCCGTTCGCGGTCTGGGCGATGATCTGGCTCTTGGTGATGTATCCCGCCTTCTCCGCTTCCTTGAAGGCGTTCACTTCCTTGGTCGGGTCGATCCAGCTCCAGCCGCGCGGCTTGAAGCGCACCGCCTCGAATTTGTCGCGGTCGGCGGCGTATTCGTCGATCCGGACGGCCGGAATGGCGCGCGAGAGCACCGCCTGCTGCAGCCAGATGCGATGCACCGGCTCGCGGAAGTTGCGAATCCACCACGACTGCAGGGTGCGCCAGAGGTCGCGATCGTCGATGAGCGCGAGGCGGCTCGACGAGTAGTTGCTCTGCGAGTAGTCGCGCGACAGGCTTTCGTAGCTAACGTCCGCGCCGGCGGCGACCTCGCGCAGCATGAGCCGCATGAA